CTGGAGCCACCTGCCGGAATCGAACCGGCGACCTATTGATTACGAATCAATTGCTCTACCATCTGAGCTAAGGTGGCAAGGAATTATTATCTAACTCCCTAATTTGGAAGGATTTTTATCTATTCTGCACTACAAGCAAGGCCTATGAAGCCGCATAAATCCGTTGTAGTGCAAGATGTTTTTTACCTGAAAAGGGAGAGGGTGTCAAGTTATCCCTCCAGCGCCTTTTCGTTTTCCATCAAAGGGAGATATTTATGTTGTCAACTCTCCTAACTTGGTTTCCAGATAATTGCCTGCGCTTCCTCAATGGTCCCCGCCACGAATAACCGGTCCAGCAGGGCCTGCTGCTGGCCCAATACCGCACCGCAGGCAACGCGGAACGCAGCGGCATTAGCGATAACTCGCGTCGCGAGGTCTTTTTTTTCGAGTCCCCGATGTGTAGCCATGGCATCGAGCAACGGCGTCGACGCGGCAGGATCCGCCTGCAGCTGTTCGGACTCGGCCAATTGCAGCCACCAGGACTCACGTTCGGCAGGCTCATACGGAGCGGCGATTACGAGGAGCCGCCGCTGGCCCTCTGCGCGAATTTCTCTTTCCAGGGCCGCACGAGCCTCCTCCAGGGTTAGGGGTTTGCCCTCCACCCATTTTCCTTGGTCAGGCGCCTTGCCCTCCCATTTCGGCCAGCGAAGCCCATCAGGCGGGGCAATAGTGATATGGTGTGGACCGCACTCGTCAGGGTCCACATCGAGGACATCAGCGACGAACAGGCCGGACTCCGGGTCAATCTCCCAAACTCTCATGGTACCTTCCTTTATGTGGTCTCAAACATTATGCTATCCAGCATGATAATGTAGTTGCTCGAAACGGTCAGGATTGGTTCGATGTAACCATTCGATGCAATTGATATGTCACCAATCGTCCACAGCGACCCGTTAAAATACGCGAACGGCACAATTAACGACCCGGTCGGCACGTAACCGCCCGGCAGCGTGAACGGACGAGCCATTGATCCCGAACCGCCGGTAACGGCGCCACGCAGCTTAACTCGACCGTTTCTGTCCTTCAGATACCCGGCTGCTCGGTAGCCGTTGCCGTAATTGGTATAACCATTAATCAACGTCGGAGCTATCCACGAGGGAAGTGCCAACAATTCCGCCTTTGTCTCCCCTGCCAATTCAGCGGCGTCTCCTGCCTGGGTTGTACCCGCTATCAGATTATCCAGCGTCTGGGCCAGGAGCGAGAGATTACCGTCCATTTCCGGGTTGGTGAGGATGCGGGTCAAATTTGCCCGCAGCACCATTTGAGATAATATCGACATGACGACTCCTTAGGTTTGTACGTAATCCGTGCCCACGTAATCAGCGCCGAGGTATGGCCACTCCCGGAACTGGTCCAGCGCTATCACTGTAATAGTGTCGATCCGGCTCTTGTCGCCGGGCTGAATCTCCGGAGCTATGACCAGGCAATTGACCGGTGTCCCCTCCAGATTGACGGTTACACAATCGGCGAATCCCAGTTCTTCATTATCCAGGAACAGCTCCACCGTATGTTGTCGGCAGCGGCGGCCATGACGGGACAAATAATAATTTTTCACACTGACGGCCATGTCGGGCGATGTGACGAAATCAAACCGAAACAGCTCGTCCTGGCCCTGCTCACCATAATACGCAACGGACTCCCCGGCTGCCCCGCCCGAAATCAGTCCCTGATAGGCATCGTTGCCTGCCTGCATGCTCCAGTCGCGGTCATAGCGCAGATTTATCCGGTTGATAACGTCCGTGAGGGCCACCTTGGTAATACTGTGCGACCGGCGGTCTCCATTGAGCTTGCACGCGCTGATGGTCTTGACCGGTGTCGGGGTGTCGGGCCGGACAATCAGCCTTGATACGCCTTTCTCGCGGCAGAACCACGCCCGGGCCTGGAACGCCAGATAGTCCAGCCAATACCGGCCGTCTTGTTGCTCGTTGATGGCCCCGTCGAACCGGTAACTAGCTGGGAACGTGCCAACCTGGGTCAATGTGCTATCGGTAAAATACCGGGTCAAAATGTCCCCGATGACCGCGGCGGGGGTATACACATCGCGGGTAAGGTCGACCAGGATGCCGTTACTGACAATCGTGAACGAATTATTGCCGCTCAGCCAGACCGTGCCTGATTTTGACGCGGAGCCCGATTTGCTGGCGCCGCCGGTTTTCGCCGCCAGGCCGGTCTTCACCGCGCTGCCGGTTTTGGTTGCGCTGCCGGTCTTGGCCACGCCTGGCGTAGCGACAGATGCAGCCGAGGGGTCATACTCGACCTCTAGCCAGACCTCCCAAACCCAGACGGTGCTACCGGATGAGGCAACGGTGGCCCGGACATAGGTGTTATCCGCGTTCAGGTCCGACCAGGCGGCCAGCGTAAACCATGACGAACGGAACGTGTCCGGTGAGGAACCGCCCGCGGAGATTGAACCCTTCAGGGTGCCGTTGACGTACAGATTGAACGAAGTCGAGCCCGATGACGTTGAACTGCCGGCCTGTACACAGACACGCACCCGTTTCGTCTGGCCGGTAGCCGATATCAACTTCACTTTCTGCAGCGTTATCGATGATGAGAGCCACATTTTACAGCCGTCATTCAGGTTACCGTTGATGATCGCTATCGCATACTCAACTGTTCCCGTGTAGCTGTAATTATCCAAATCAATGCTGCAATATTGCAGTTGCGCATCGGTGGCGATGGTATCCGAAACACCGATGCTGTCCGAGACTCCGATCGTGTCGGAAACATTGATGGTATCGTTCACGAGGATGGAGTCCACCACACCTATGCCGTCCACCAGGGCCAGACCGGCCAGTTGCGCCGCCGTAATCAGGCCCGGCACGCTCACGACCGCCATCCCGGGATAGCGGCCACTCGGATGCTCACTGCCCGGCTGCCCGGTGTACAGGGTGCAGAGTGAGGCGATGTTGACCTCGATAGCCTCTCCCATGATGGCGTATACCCGGTTAATCGCAGCGATCGCCACGGCGGATGCGAGGTACACATATTCCGTGCGGCGCTCCCAGATGACCGCGCCCTGGGAGTGCTCCGCCGGCAGGGTGGAATTGACCCCGCGGGCAACGGTCACGGTGTCCCCGACAATGGTGTCGATGCGCAGTTCTTCATCGTCAATGGCAACCGTCATGCCGGGTGAAAATTTATCCGCGGATGAAAATATCAGGGTACTGGAGGCCGCTGATATGGGCAGCGCCAGGGTTGTACGGATGCCCACGTCCGCGCCCAGGGCTGGCAGGCGCTTTACCACGCCGTAGGGTATCGGGATCAGTTTCCCGACTGCCTGCGGGTCAGCGTTGGGATAGGTCTCGGAATCCAGCAGCGTGCCTATCTGCTTTTTCAGGCGGCTGGATTCATCCTCCATTTCGAGCGAGATGGTGGTTTCGTCCGGCTGCGGGTGGTCAACGATATGACCGCGCCATTTCTCGCGCGGCGGGTCGGTGACAGGGTTGAGACCATGAAACCAGAGGTACAGGATGGCCGGATTCTGCTCCAGCTCGTAGGTGTCAGCCAGGGTTTTGATGCTGGTTGCCGCGTCCGGGTCCACCAGCACGTCGGCGGAAAACGAGGATACCCGGTACTCGCGCAGGCCGTTGGTCGCTCCGGCCTGAACCGCTCCCCAGCCCTTAATCCAGGCCCGAGTGGTGATGTTCTGCCCACCCCAGCCGGTGAGGGTAAACGCGCTGTCCGACAGGTAATAATCAACCGCATTCACGGTGATTTTCAGGATCCACACCGGCGCCGCGCCGGTCTTCGCGTTTTTGGCGGTATCCCAGTTTGCAACTGCCGGTATGGTGAGCGCGAGGTCTTCCTCGATCCCGAACTCGACCCGATGACGGTCCGGCCCCACCTGCTGGTGAGTCAACTCAGGGGACACAAACCGGACCGTATGGGACGCCGCCAGGTGGTCCCACCAAAGAAACTCGTTGCGTACCCCAGCGGCTGTCACCTCCAGGAACGTCCGCAGGCTCGCCAGAATGGCACCTGTCACCCGGGGAAACACCAGCCGATCCGCTACCCGGCAGATCAACCCCTTATCGTAGCAATACAGGTCGCCGGCGGAATCATAGGCGCTGGCCTGAAGCAGGGACGGCTGGTCTCCGCCGGCGCGATCCGGCGGCGTATTGAGCTGGACAATGACCGTCCCGGCAATGTTGGTCAGGGCATTAATCATGCGAGCCTCAGGGGGATCGTGGCAACAAAAGCATCAAAGGCATTTTCAGGGATTTCCGGCAGGCTGGAGCCCGCGAAACGGACGGAAACGGCAATGCCGAGCGGGTCGGTGTAGGTGAACACGTTGGCCATGCCCCGGGCCACGGTGCGGAAGAACGTCAGAAGCTGCGTTTTTTCCGCGGCCGTCATGCGCAGCGGCAGGTTCAAAAGGTCGTGTTTTACGTACAGGGCATAACCGTAGCGGGCGCCGCCCGTGGACTCCTCCATCGGCTGGACAAACCCCAACGACCGGGACGGCCGGGCCGGATTGCGCGAAAACGACACGCTCCCACCCGCGTGAGTAAACGAGACGGACATCGCTACCCGGCTCCCAGAGTGAAATCCTGGCAGGCGATTATCAGCATCCCGTCACCGGGACCGTCCACGTGCTCCGGCAGGGTATTCAGCTCGTTGATGAGCGGCGATATCGTCTGCATGATTTTGACCCGGTCCCGGCAATCCTTTTTTTTTGCGCACTGACTGCAGCGCGCGTCTCCGCTCCACATGGTAACCCCCTTTATCCGGATCGTTCGTTGGCGGCGAGTTTCTTGAACTCTGGCCATAACTTGCGGGCAATTTCACGGGCCGTTGCCTGACCGGTATCGCCGCCCTGGACAACGACGGAGACACTACCGATGGTGATGGATGAGCCGCCCAGCTGATTATTCGGGATTATGGTCCCGCCCTGTGAACCCATCCGCAGGATTTCAGGACCGCGCTCGCCCACAACGTATAAACTATTCGGCCTGACCGGTCCGCCGCTGGCTTTAGGACCATCGAACGGAAGCCTTGCCTGGGATGAATCGGCCACAGCTCCTCCTGCCCCAGCCAGAAGGTTCTGAATCGCCTGAATCTGCTCCATGCCGTTCACTTTCAGGTCGATTGTGATGGTCTGTGTCATATTTTTCAGCACGCCATCGAGCTCCTGAAGTTTGGCCTTATACCCCTCCATCTTCTCAAGCGAGCTTTGATGCGCGGCTTCCAGAGCCTGTAATTCCCCCTGCGCGCCGGACATCACCTCTTTCTGGATACGCTCACGTTCCCGGGCCACTTGCGCCAGGGACTCTTCCTTGGTTATCAGTGTCTGTGTTGATTCTGTAACCTCAGTAATCTCGGGGATAAAGCCGTCCAGGGAAAACCCCTGGAAGTCAGCATGCGTTTTTGTCTTTTTCGTTGTAATCTCTACCGCTTCACCCAGTTTTTCCCATTCCGCGACCAGCGACATGAGTTTCGTTTTTCTTTCGGCCGGGTCGGAAATGGCGTTGTACTCCAATTCCTTGCGCCTCAGTTCATCTATCAGCGCCGCACGCTTTTCATACGGGTCCAGGCTGTTATCCAGATAACGGAATTGCCCGGAAACGTGCGAGCCCTGAAGGGCGGATCGCCTGTTCTCATCAAACACCTTGTTTGCGTCATCTATGGACTTCTGCAGGTCCTTTATTTCCTGCCTCTTTTCCATGATGAGCCCCCTGACGATATTCGCATATTGCCGCTCACCCGCCAGGAGTGTCTTGTATCGTTCCTGCTCGACCGAGATAATGCCGAGCGCCGTGTCCTTGTACGCTTTCAGGATATCGACGCCGGCGACCCGCGCTTCCTTGGTCTGCGCAGTTAGAGAGACCTTCTTTTTAAACTCCTCATACAGTGACCCTAGTTTACCCAAGGCGCTCTTTTCATCGGCAAGACGCTGGTTGAATATATTGTTTGCCTCGACATTATAGCGTCTCAAAGGCTTTATCAGATCTCCGGCGGCGCGGGCGCCTTCTTTATACAGGTCGATTTCATCCTTCAATTTCTCGCTGAATATCTCGTTTGCCGCCTGCAGGCGCTCCTTGCCCAGGTCCCTTACCGCGGACGTGCATTCCTTAACACCCGCGATGGTATTCTTGATGTTATCAAGGTATTTCTTTTCCTCTGCCTCCGCCTCAGCCGTGGTATCGGGCTCAAGACGGTTTCCGGCGGGTTCGGTTGATTTAGGCTTTTTCGAGGAATCATCCCAGGTGCTCCACCGCTCTTTCTGTTTTTTAAGATAATCAATTTCAGCATTGGCCATGTTTCTCCAGTCGGCCTTTGCTTCCGCCCAATTGCCGGTGACGATATCCTTAGCAATTGCTCCTAGGGAGTAAATGCGGTACGCAACCAGGCCTACATATTCGCCGACTGTTTGCGCAACCTTGACAACGAACTGGAGCGAATAGCTGAACGCGCTGACCAGGACAGGAGCATTCTCGCCAATATAGGAGCCGAATTTCACCAGCATGGGAAGGAGCACATTGCCGAACTGCACCTCCAGCGATTTGGCCACCAGGCCGAGCTCATTCATGTTCTTCTTGTATTCCCTGGCCTGTTGCACTCCCTCGGCGCCGACGACCAGGTGCAGGCGTTCCGCCGCTTCCTTGGCTTCATCCATGGCCGCGGGGGTGAGTTTCAGCAGCTCCCTGATTTCCGACCAGCTTTTGCCGTATATCTCCTGGGCGGCAATGTTCCGGTCGGTGCCGGCCTTCATGTCCGCCAGCGCCCGGTTTACCTCGGGCATAATCTCGGTCGTGGCCCTGAGGTGCCCGGTTGAATCGCGGGTGGCGATCCCCAGCCGCTTGAACGCATCCTCATTGGTACCGAGAGTCTTGCCCAGCCGCAGGGCAGCTTTCTCCATGGTCTCCTGGTCGATACCCAGCGTCTCCATGGCGACCTTGTAGATACTCGCCTGTTCAACGGTTGACCCCAGTGCCTGGGCCAATTTGTTGGACTCCAGCGCCCAGTTGACAGTGGTCTCCACTATGTTCTGGAACGCCATTCCACCGGCCACGGCAGCGAGGGTGCCGACCACTCCGGTCAGGCTGCTGAATACGCCGCGCAATCCGCCGAATGCGCCATTGATGTCAGAGGCCGCTTTCTTTCCAGACGCGGCGACTTTATCCAGCACACTCGACGCACTGTCTTGAGCCTTTATGATGAACTTAACATCCTTCGCCACCGTTTCCGTCCTTTCCGCCCGCCAATTGTTCGATTACAACTATCAACTCCAGATCTTCGACCGTCGCGCCGTACATCTCCAGTATGGCTGATCCGATATTGAGCCGATGCAGACAGGCTAGTTTTTCATGAATCTCCACAGCCCGCGCAGACCCAGGCAACAATGATGGCACAGGGCAACCAGAGTCCGTTTCACACTCCGGGATAATCCCGTCCAGCTCTCGTGCATCCTCGCACGCGCCGCAGTTCAGCTTCGGGCACTCTAACCGGGCGAGGATGTAGTCCCGCAGTTTTTTCTTTCTGCATCCCTTTCCGCTGCGAGCAGACAATCCAAATCGGAAACCGTATCATTGATGAACTTCGCGAATGCGGTGTAGTTTTTCATGAGATAATCGATGTTGTCAGGACTGCATGGAAACGGGGCGGAGCCGTCCATGAACCCGTCCCAATCGATTATGGCGGCCCGGCCAAGCAGGCAATCGGCCATGGCCGCGTCAAACTCATCCCTTTTCTTGTGATCAATAAATTTGGAAACGGTGGCCTTTTTGTATATATCGCGCAATTCAGCACGGTTAATGTGTCGCACCTTGACCACCACATCATCATCGAATCGGACCCCCACAATAAGATCCTTTTTCAGGGCGGAAATATCCATCCGTAAACTCCTTTAACTAAATTTTATGCCAGCAAATCCGTGGCAATCTGATTCGTCAAATTCACCCAGCACGGGTCGGTATTGCCGGTCATCCCGGCAGGCGCCGCTGTTGCCCCCAGGACCTCGTATTCCCTGGAGTTTTCAAGGATGCCGTGCTTATGCGGATTGGCGTTCTTCTTGGGCTTCAGGTGCGGGAGCTGGAACGTGATACTGTACGGAATAGCACCCTCGATGATTGGGCCGGTAATAGTGATGTCCGCCTTCTTGGCAGTGTTAGCCCGGATATCGGCCCGGCCATTGGCGTTCTGCAGCCGGGACTGGGTGATGCTCAGGCTCCCGGACGGTTGGCCGTCGTTGGTCGGCTCATCGATGAGGTCTCGGCCCGCGCCCGAATCCACATAGGTGCCGTATACCCCGGTCAATTTTCGCTCCAGGGTAAGCTCGATTTTCGACACGCCCAGCTTGTCGCCAACCGCCAGGGCAATGCCGCTCTGGTCGTTGATGCGGAATACGGTCTGGCCCATGTACGCACGGTTGGCCCGCTCCAGGATGGTGACGTTCGCCATGGTCGCCAGGGTGTTGACTGCGCTGTTGGTCACCAGGTCGAAGCCCGGGCCGGAGAACGCGAATTTGACCGGCTGTCCGGTCTCCCAGGTAACGACTACTTTGGCAATCTTCCAGCTGGGAATCTCCTCCACGAAGCCGGTGCCCAGCATGGCGCAGAGAGTGCCGAATTTTCCGTCCACCTGTTTGGCCATCTTCAGGACATGGTCTTTCGACAACGTGCCGCCGGCATGGTTGGCCGGCACTCCGGCCGTGCCGAAGAACTGGGCGAGCATGGTAAGGACAACCGCGTCATTAAACCGCAGGTACCCCGGCACTGAGGGCGCAAGGGAGGTTTTGCCGGGGCTGGCGTCCACGGCGAAAAACTGCCCGAGTGAGTCATCAACCACCAACTCATTATCAGGATCCGCCGATATCGGCAGGCCGAGAAAACCGTTACCGACCCCGCAGGCCGCAGCCGTGCCCCAGGTTGCCCCTTTCTTCCACGCATATACAATTTCCTCTCCAGTGAGCCCCATCAGTTATCCCCTCCTTTCGGTTCTTTTTTTCTTTTGCGTTCGAAGAGCTCAGGCGCGAAGTCCTCCTCCTCGATTGTGTACTCCTGCCCCTGGATGATAGCGCCGAATTTCGGCGAGTACCCCAGATCGCCCTTGCCGATTACGATTATGGCTGCCATATAGCCTCCCGGTCTCCATCGATAGAGTTACGCCAGCGCCTTCTCAACCTCCTCCACCGTAAACCCCAGCCGAAAAATCACCGCGTTCGGGTCCTCGCGGTATTCCTCCTGTACCCGCGAAACGACCGTCTGCCCGGTCTCGTCCCGCATCTCCACCACCCGGTGGGACTCGTCATCGTTGCCCGGTTCGCCATCAGCCAGCGGCCCGGCCGGCAGCCAGGAAAACCGCTCGTTCAGCAGCGCCTGAAAGCGTGGCCGCCATAACTCCGGAGAGGAATGCTCTTTGATGTAGAGATAATCAGCCCTGGTGTTCAGATGCTTCGGAAAGCCTTTCATGGATACTCCTCATGACAGGGTGTAAAACCTGTCGATTTTCTTGATGATGGCGGCGAACGGTATCTGGTCGCCGTATTTCTCTACCTGTTCTATCAGCACGTCGCTGCCGGTGAAGAGGACCCGGCGGTCGCCGTCGAGCTCGAACTGCAGGGTCAGGAACTTGCCGCTGTTGTTCTTGTCATAGCGGCTCTTCTTGATGGAGTGGCCGATTATCAGTATCTCGCGGTTGATGATGTCATCGAGCCTGGTTTTCTCTCCATCGAGAGGGATCCTCTCGCGGGCAAAATCGCTGAAACGTTTATGCGGCATCCCTCGTCTCCGTCAGGCGGTCCAGCTCCAGCGCAACGGATAGGTTATGCGTGTTCGCCCATTTGAGCCACCCCCTGGTGGAGGCAATTGATGATCGATACTGCTCCTCTGTTATCTCCCCGGCGGCCAGGAGGCGGGGAAGGTTGGCCAGTCGGCGTTTGACCCTGGCGGCGGTGCTCTTGCGCACCAGGATGTAGTTTCTGAAATGCCTGTAGCCGAGGAAGTCCACTCCCTGTGAAACAGGGAACAGCTCGCATTTACTGAAGGTCAGCTTCAGCCGGTCGGCCAGGAATACTTTCAGCTCGGCAGCCAGCTGCCGCAGGTATTTCTTGTCATCGCTGAACAGGCAAAAGTCGTCACAGTAGCGGAGATACCCCTTGACCTTGTAGTGATGCTTCACCAGCTGGTCCAGCTCGTTGAGGTAGATATTGCAGAACCACTGGCTAGTATAGTTGCCGATGGGCGCGTTCTTGCCGCCCGGTGCGGAGTAGATGATGTCGCGCAGCAGCCGGAGCGTATCAGGGCATTTGATTTTCCGCTGCACGATGCCATAGAGGACATCGTGGTCGATGCTCGGGTAAAACTTGGCGATGTCGCACTTGAGCACGTAGCGGTATTGCCGGACAAACTGCATGGTCCGGAGGCTGCCGGCGTGGATGCCCTTGCCAACGCGGCAGGCATAGGAGTCGGCGATGAAAAGGGCGTCCCAGAGGGGCTCCAGGATGTTCATGATGGCGTGCTGTACGATACGGTCGGGCGCGAAGGGCAGAACGTAGATGTCGCGCTCCTTGGGCACGATAATCTTTTTCACCTGGTAGCCGGAGGTGGTGAAGGTCTGGTCCACCAGGCTCTGGCGGATCCGCTCCAGGTTTCCGTCCACGTCACGCTCGAAGCGCTGGACGTTGTGCATGCGGGACTTGCCGCGGCGGGCCTTTTCATAGGCGAGCCGCAGGTTCTCGCTGCTGGTGATTTTGTCGAAAAGATTGCCGTGTCGTTTCATGGTTTAGTTCCGGGCCTGACGTCCGGTTTCCCTACTGGCCCGGCCCGTGCTCCGTTTTGTGTTTTGCCTTTCGGTTCTCACCTACCGGACAAGGTCATGGCTCCCAGCCAGGGAGTTTGACTCGTCTGTATCCGGGTGCACCCGCGCGTACCGATATTCGAATTCGTATTCCAGCGATAGTTATTCGCATTACGGTAGCGCGAACCGGCATTCGTCCCATTACTCCAATTACCGCCGGCCAGCAACCATCGGCGCCACAACCATTTCTACAGTGCGCATGACGTGCGCGAAGAACGTTTAACGAATTACGTCTCCCGGCTCCGGGCGCACCCGCGCGCACCGAGAATCGAAGCCGCATACCAGCGAGAGAAATTCGCAGCACGGTAGCGCGAACCGGCATTCGTCCCATTACTCCAATAACCGCCGGCCAGCAACTTGACATCCCCCTGAGTGCCCTGTTTGTAGAGGCTGCCCTTGGAGCCGGGGAGGTCATAGTAGCTGAATGACTGACTGTTGAGGGCGAGGTCGGCGGAGTCGTTGGCGGCCGATGCGGTGTTACATTCCAGCCTGTTATCGGCGCCGTCGTCATAGTTGAGAGCCCGGCCGTTTGTAGCTGCGGCTGCGTCGTGTTTAATCTGCAGGAAGTAGGTCGGATTGTTGCTCGGCAAAAACACGTCTTTTGTGATGGTGGCGATGTTGCAGAGTATCTTTGCCGGAGCGGTACCCCCGGAGTTGTAATACACCTGGCCGATGGCGCCGGTGGCCGCGGCTGCTTCGTGTTTCACCGGAATTTTAAAGTTCGTCGGGCCTATCTGCTTGTCGGCCAGGGCGGTGGCCATGTTGCAGGCCAGGTAATACTGGCCGTCGGTACTCTGTTTCAGGTAAATTGGGTTGCCGCCCGGAGCGGCCACATAATAGACCGTGAAGGTAAGCCCTGCGGCCTGCACGGTACCGTCCGGGTCGCAGCGGAATGACTGGTCCTGGAGCCATTGGTTCATGACGCCGCAGCAATCCTCCAGGCCGATGCTGGAGATCATGCGCCGGGCCGCGGTGTCCACGTGGCCGCCGGTGGTGACCGGGTCGGCAGAGCCGGTGATGTTGGTTTCCTCGTTGGAACCCGCAGCCGCCAGCTGGAATTCAGGGTCAGTCAAGAGCCGTTTGCCGACCGCGCCCAGGTCATCAACAAAATCCATCCAGTTGCGGTTGTCGGAGATAGTGGCGTTGTAGGCACTGCGGGTACTGGTGCCGGTGCCGGAGGTGAGGTAGATGTCCACCCAGATGCCGGACTTGGCATCGTAGGACATTCCCTCGGGCGAGCAGGTAGGCCGGAACGACAGGTCCCAGACTGATTCCGGCAGGATATCTCCGACGACGAAGCCGGTCAGGGCATGGCCGGCGATAGTGCCGACTGCCACGCACAGACAGTGGAACCCGGCAACTTTGCGGCTATTGTCGGCTGTGTACCCGGTCGGCACGGTGGAGTTAGCGGAGACGACCAACTTCGGGGCCACGCCTCCCTGTTGGCAGGCGTAGACATAGAAATCCTTACCTGCCCGGGTGGCTGCCACGGTGTAATCGGTGCCGGCAATAGTGTCCCAGGACGCCGCGGCGGAGAGGACGAGCGAGGCCTGCGTCGGCAGCACGAAACCCATGTCGCCGATGTTGACCGCCAGGGCGGAGGGAGACAGGAGTGTGTAGCGGTCGGCTGCCACGCCGCGGCCCTTGATGCCCCAGGCGGTGTCGCGGCTGTAGTGGGCCGGGAGGGTGGCGATGGAAGGACTATTCGGCGGATCCTTCTGAATTAAACTAGTCTCTATCATGAGACCCCCCTATAATCCGTTGAGATATCCGCGCAAAACGGTCATATCGACCGCCCCACAGACAATCTCGAATTTACAGTGTTCCGCCAACCGCTCCACCATGAATCCACATTGCTGATTTGCCCCGCTCACACCGGAAGCAAATGTGGATTTGAAGTCAAAATTAACACCATCCTGTGACTGAAAAATATTAACCGTGAACGCTTGGTCACTGAAAACGTATCCACGGAAGGACTGAATCCCTCCCATTCCGGGAATGTTGTCACTAGACATTGAAGGACTTATGTATGCTATCCCCGCCGCGAGTGGTGCGGTTGTCGATACAATCTGTCTCATATTATTTAGTTCTCCTGGCACGAATCATTTTGTAGTTCGGCACCCTTTAAGCTGCTCCGAGCACCAGCGTTCGAATTTATATCTTTCCTGCAGCCAGGCAGGAGTGACCTCGTAGTTACCGTTGGGCAACGTCCGGATCATCTTGTCCGCCGGTATCACCGTAACCTGGCGGTGGCCGCAGCTCGTTAAAAGCAGCGCTGAGAGCATCAGTGTCACAACCAGCAAGGGCAACATCGAATTTTGCCGCGTCATTTTCAAAGGTCTTCTCCCGCCTGGCGGCCACCTCTTTAGCGATGGCCGCCAGGATCGGCGCGAGAATGGTCAGAATAGCCGTAATGAGGCCGACGATCGCCATGTCATGCAGCCGGAGGTTTTCCGGCCAGGGTGCGCAGGGCCTTGATAATCATGTCCATGATGCCGTTGCCCTTGAACCAGGGGAGGAGCGCCAGAGACTCCGATATTCCCAGCAGCACCAGGAAGATGGTGGCCAGGTTGGCGGTTACCCACTGCATAGCGGTCGGTTCCGCGGCGACAGCGACGCCGGGCGGTGCGACAGTTGCGGCGACAGCGACACCAATGAGCTGGAGAGATAGAACAAACAAAACAAGAATAAAGGCGAAGAACTTACGAAACATTTTCACGGTGGAACTCCTTTCTTTTGTGGGTCGAGTTATTCCGCCACCGACAACGTATGCTCGGGCAGCGGGAGACCGTCTTTCATCCAATCGGCCACGGAAAACCCCGGGCAGCTTTTGTGGACGCCCGGCAGATCCCTGTGCCCGCATATCTTCGCGCCGGAATATTCGATGCGTAGGTCGTGCACCAGATTACTCAGGGCGGCCCATTGCCGCGGGGTAAATTTATCGGTTCCCACAAGGCAGATGCCGAGGCTGTTGGAATTATGTCCAGCCACATGGGCGCCTATTTCCTCGGGCCTTCTGCCGGTGTGAACGGTCCCGTCGACGTAGATTACATAGTGATAGCCTATGGCAGATAGCCGGGGGTTAAATGTCTGCATGTCCTTGCTTTTGCGCTGCCAGCCGTTGGCCCTGTGCCAGGAGTCAATGTCCTGAACGGTGTGCGGCCTACCGTTGGGTGTCGCGGCACAATGGATTACCAGCAGTTCAATTTCCCTCATCATCCACATCCTTTCGCTCGGTTTGGTGATCATTTATCGGTCCTTCTTCTTGGTCCGGGCAAAGTCCGCAATGACCATCGCAGGTTTTCGCGCCGGTCTCCCGGCAGATAAAGCAGGTCATCCTGTTTCAAGCTCCCTTGTGGTTGCTCTTGTGTTCGCCGCGCAGTTCGTTCAGCCCGGCGTTCAGGTCGTTGTATTTCTCATACAGATCCTTGATGTTGGTCCTGAAATCCTGCATGCCCTGTCGCCAGGAGTAGACGAAATACCCAATGCTGGCAGTGAGGATTACCTGCATCAGGTCTACATGCTCGTACCAGCTCGGATTCGGCGGCTGCATCAGCTCTCCCCCCAGGGCGTGACATAGAAAAAGGTGAAATCAGCATCAACGTAACTACGGAAACTGTCCGCCGCCGATTGAACCTCTGCCGCGGATTTGTAATCCTTGACCAGCTCCACCAGCCCGCCGAAGCTTCCGGCGGCGGTAACGCGTTTCCGCAGGTCCTCTTTGATCTTGCGGCCCTCGGTGCCCCGCTCGTCATCCAGAGCATAGGCCTCGATGTGCACGGGCAGGAAATTGTTCTGCTCGCCCATGCAGGGCGGGACATCCCCGTCTTCGCCGCTGGAAAGCTGCCCGGGAAACATGATGATGCAGGGAAAAAGCTCGGCATCCGGAGCGGTCTCGTACTCCAGATTGACGAAGACATTCACTCCGGCGTCAGTCTGGTAGCCGTTGGCGATGAGGATGCCACGCAGTGCGGTTTCCAGGTTATCCAGGATGTTGGACTCGACGCTCATGTCAGACCTTTTTCAGCTTGAACTTGATGAATCCGGAGCCGTCTTTCTCTCCCGGGCCATAGGTAATGTTGTTTACACTGTCAACCACGAATACATATTTTTTCGTCCTGTCCAGGGCGGCGTACGCCGAGGCCTTGATTTGCATGGTCAACAGGGAGGTTCCGATCTCCGCCTCATTGGGAGAGTCGGTAATCACCTCGGACTGGACAATCCCCCTGACGGGCTCAACCGCCACGCCGTTGAGCGTGACCGGAATGTCTATGCCGAACTCCTCAAGGAAGAGATCGAGATCCCCCTCGCTGAACATTATTTCTTGCCCTCTTCACCCTTCTTGCCCTCTTCCGCCTTCTTGGCCTTGCCTTTTTCGGAGCGCTCGCACTCCACGGCCCGGCCGACTCCGATCATGTATCGGCCGTCATCCTCGGACAGTTCCTGGCCTTTTCCGACATAGAGCACTTCGCCGGGGAAGACATCCCTGGAACCGCCGCCCTGAAGTCCCACGATGGACGGCTTGGTGATTTTGATTGCGCCTGTTGCCATTGCTGATTACCTCCCACGTTGTGATGTTGATGCGGGCGGCCCAGGCCGCCCCGTTGTTATGACGACTTGGCGTCCTTGATGGCCGCGAACGATTGAGCCCGGAGGACCAGGACGTCCGCCAGGAGGTTGGAAGTGATCTCAACCATACCCTGCTTCTTGAGCCGGTACGGGTCAACGATGAGCTCCAGCGCGCCGTACTCGCCGATGACCAGGTCATTCCAGTTGCCGAACAGGGCGGCTGAGAGGATGGCGTTGCTGGCGCCCTTGGAGAGGTTGGACGGCACCTGAGTGGTTGCTCCGGCCCGGTAGCCGTTGAGCTCGCCGAAACCGTTGGAACCCTTCTCCCAGATCGGCGTGTCGGTGTTGGCGAACTTGGTGACCGTTTTGAGGTAGCCGCGAATCTTGGGGTTGGTCAGGTAGCCGAGAGAACCGAAATCCGCATTGTCGACCGCGACGTCGGTTTCGAGCGCCACGATGTCGCCCCAGTCCGGCAAGGCGCCGTCAGGATCGCCGCAGACCACGAGGCCGATACCGGTGGTATTGAGCACTCCGCGCGGTTCGCTGCCCACGCCGGAACCGGCGATGGCAACCTGGTCGAGACCGAGCGCGTTGACCCTGCCCAGGTCGTTGCGGAAGAACCCTTCGGCATCCAGCGAGGTCTGCATCAGGAAGGTGCGGGAATAGGCCAGGGTTGCCATGGCCTGCTTGGGGGTGAGCCCGATGAGGCCGAAATAATTGGCCAGGTCGGTTTCACCCACGTCCGCGCCGGAGTTTTCCGCTACCCAGGTAAGGGTTGCGGTGGCCAGCTGTTTGGGAAAACTCACCAGGCCGGACAACCCGGAGAGGACCTGAGCGCCCATGGCCCGCACCAGCATCTTGGCCCTCAGGATTTCGATGAGCGGCATGAGGTAGCTGGGCACGGTTGCGCCGCCGGCGGCCGAAGTCAGGGTATCAGCAGCGGTCGCAATCGGCGCGCGCATGCCGTGGACCGCACTCCGGAGCGAGGTGGGAACGAACATCCCGGAGGTGGAACGGCCGAGCTTGCGCCCGATTTCAGCGGAGACTTCCATCTCGAAACAGGTACCGCCGTCAAGGGCGGTCATGATGCCGCGCAGGATGGAATACTGGGCCGTTTCCCGGTCGTTGAGCACGATATCCGCGGCCGTGGGGATGACGTTTTCGGGGGCGACGTTAAACCGGTCAAGGACCGCCCGGGAGAACGCGTTCACATCCTGTCCGTTGTCGATGAACTGCCGCTCCAGTTCATCAAGCCCTTCGACCCTGCCGCGGAACGGAGAGGCCAGGGCCTGGATTTCCTGAATTCTGGTGCGCTCCGCGTTACGTTCCTGTTCCGAAGTCCTGCCCGCCGGGGCAGGGAGACCCCCGCCGCCTGCCGCGCGCGACCGGCACTGCTCATCCGGACACACGCCGTTTACCAAATCTCTACCGCATACCGAACATTTCATTGCTGTGTTACCTCCTTTGTCCCTGTCGTTGTCATTGTTGTCAGGCATCACCTCGTATATTTCAATTTCGCGCGGCTCATACTCGCGTGAGCGGCCGATGCCGACAGATGTGTCCGCCGGCATGGAAACGATGGATATCTCCAGGGGCTCCCAGTCGATGGCCCTGAGCACGTCGGGAGCGCCGTTCTTGCCTTCCTCTTCGAGCATGTAGCGGTACACGTCGTAGGCAAAGGAGACGTTCTGGCGGATGCCGTCTTTCACATCCTGGTATACCTCCTCGCCACGGGCGCTTTTGCTGAAGCGAATGACGGCCCGGCCCTTGCGGGTTTCGCCGTCTATCCAGGCTTTTTCCACCACGCCTACCTGGTCGCCGCGATGGTCCACCAGCACCGGCCCGGCGGCATTGATGCGATCGAGCCGGACCTCTTCCGGATTGTGCCCCAGTACTTCAATACCGAACCAGCGACACACGTCCCGGGTTTCGGAGGAGAACGACAGTTCGATGGTGCGCGCCTCCTCGTTGAGCGTCGCACGGTCGAATCGGAATTCGCGAATCTGCGGCCCCTGGGTCTTGACCGTCCGGGCAATCTTTCTAAGCTTCAGTGGTGATGGCAATGTCGCCTCCTTTCTGTGTTCCCGTTCCAAGAGTTACGCCGTAAACCTGTTTGAGGTCCTCTTCCTGCTTTGTCTCCTGATAGAGGTCCTCGATGTCTTCTCCTTTTTCCGCCACGATTGAGGTAGCCGTGGTAAGGCCAGCGTCCTTTTCCTTGATTTTGGCGGTGACGTCCTTGAGCGGGTCGATCCAGTCCCAGCGGCGCGGCTTCCAGTTAGCAGCCGCCTCGAAACGGGGAATGTCGAGAGGCGAGATGTTGCAGTTGCCGGTGACAACGGCATACGGCAGCCACTCAGGGAAAATGTTGTCGAGCAGGCCTTCGATGAGCCAGGTCTGGATCATCTTCCATACGTCCCGGTCTTCGAGCGTACCGCCGCGTTGTGAGCCGTAGTTTGCATCGGAACGGTCGTTGGCCAGGGAGTGGTAGCTCATCATGAAACCGGAGGCCACGGCCCGCAGCATGCGGGACATGAACGGGTCATAGTTGCCGGCCGGATGCTGGGGGTCCCACGGTTTGAACTTGTAGCCCGGGGGAAGCTTCTCGATGGTGAACGGGTCGAATTCGGCGAGGAGTTCATCTCCTTCTTCGTCCTCGCCCTCGTACGGCTCGTCATCCTCCGCGTTGGGGTCAACCTCGTAGAAGCCCATCTTGGCGGATGCCCCGTAGGCGGCGGAGACTTCGGCCTCCTCGTAGCGATCGATTTTGCGCAGCCGGGACATGGCCGCATGGCCCCAGGGAAACCCCCTGGACTGGCGGATGAACTCCGGAGCAAAGAGGTGGATTACCTCGGAGGCGTCCACCCGCTCGTGGGTGAGCCCCGAAATATGGCCATAGAGATAATCGCCGGGGTGACGGCGGAGAAACCAGTAGGCGACCGGGGCGTCCCAGGAATCGAACTCAATCCCCATGCGAATGATGTTACCGTTGGCCAGGACCGTGTTGAGCGTTTCATCGACCAGGTCCGCATCGAGGAGTTGGAGGGCGAAGCGGAAAGCATTTTTGTAGCCCGGTACTTTGCGGATGAAGACCTCGCCGTCACGAGCGCAGGTCTCCAGGGCAATCTTCAACAGGTCAATCATGGAGAGCTTGCGGGTAACATCACAGTTGCCGCGCTTGCAGAACTTCTTCCATCCCTTTTCCACCTTGGTATTGCCTGCGGTGTCCAGCTTGCCGGTACGGATATCGAGGGCCTTGACCTGGAGGGATACGCCGGTGTGCCCGACCACATTGGCCTTGAGCAGGTAATAGAAGCGTTTTGCATACTCGTTGTTGAAGAACTGTTCCCGGGAACGGTTGCGCATCCGTCGCAGCCCCAGACGGACAGCGGAATCGCAGTTGTAACCGGACGGATTCCAGGACTCCTGCAGACGATCGACCGTGCCGGCCTTGAACATGCGGAAACCACTCTGGCGGGGCAGGATGGAACGCCGAGCGGTCCCGGCCAGGGCGGAGCCTGTTGCCGCTATTTGCCGGGCGCCGGGGAGTGATGGGAGGTATTTTGCTATCCGCTCGAACATCGTCACATCCTGAACTTGATGATGCGGCCGGTCTTGCGGCCGTTTTTGACATTCCGTTTCGCCTGCTCAGCGCGCACTTCGTTGCGGTACTGCTGGCGGAGCTGTATCAGCTCGGCCACGGTCATCTTGGTGATGCGCTTGCCGTCGAAGACCAGCTCCTGGTCTCCCCGGGTGGCGCGTCCTTCGATGACACGCTCGATGGATTCCAGGACCTTCTCGGCATGGGAGCGGCCGTCATACCCGGCCGCCTGCGCGACCAGGTCGGGATTGATTTTCATCCGGCCGGTATAGAGGGTGACGCGCCGGCCATCGGTATGCTCCACGTAGCCGGCCCAGGAGTAGGTACCGGCAGGGTAATCCTTGCTCGTGGTACCGGGAACGTCGACCAGATGCGATTCACCATCAGCCGTGGAAGCGATGTTGATGGCCACGGAACCGCGCAGTGCGTATTTCAGGGTCCAGCCGGCAGAGGGGAGGTAGTCGGACAGGTAGCGCGTCCATGTAAGGTGATCCCCTGCGGTGATTTCCAATGGCTCGTACAACATGGGGGGAAAATAGAGAATTTTAGGAAGGAAAAACAGATCGCTTTCCGACGCTTTCCGACGGAAACCGACAGTATTTTGTGTTGAAGTGATTTTTTTCTACAGGTGGTGTCTGTTTACTCCGCAAACTTTTCGGACGGAATGACGCCCTTGCGGATATAGTCCCAAACGGAGCACGAGATAATCCGAGTCCCCTTGCCGCTGGGCGCCTGTTTCGGGTTATGCGCGAGGAGATGCCCTTCCGCCAGGAGATCATAAAGAGCGTCTTTCTTCAATCCGGTGATTTCCATCGTCTCCTGGAAGTTGAAAAAAGGCTTGTTGCCGTACCTGCCCTTCATCTCTTCAATCCAGCTTTCGAGTGCCTCCATACATCTCACCCCTATCCTTTCAGTTTAGATGCGAATCCGGAACGCTTTTTCCGGACGGTCTTTTTCCTCTTACGCGCCAGCGGCGGGCCTTCCTGCTGCTCAACCGGAGTTTCATCGGCACCCTCTTCAATTTTCGGGAGCATCATCTCCAGCATCTGCAGGCGAATGTTGCGCGCCAGGGCCTCCATACTGGGATTGAGTATCTCATAGACCGCCAGGTTGCCGACTTTGAGGTCGAGGCCTTCGTTGCGCTTGTACCCCTTGCGAATCCGCCAGACCTTGACCGGGCGGCCCTGGGCGTCCTTCTTCCAGTGGGGCTCCTCGGCGCAGAGCTGGCGGAAGAACTCAAAGCCGAAGGTGCGAGGAAAGTGTTGGTAATACGGTCCCGGCTCAGTCGAGGAGAGCCAGCCGGCCATGGTGTCCTTGGCGGCCTCGGTGCCGATCATGTAGAGCGGGACCTTTTGCGCGTTGTTCAGGGAGGGCTTGCCCTTGATGGGCTTTCCCGGCTGCTGCCACCCCTTGGTGGCGTAGACCTTGCGCCGGCGCCGCCATTTCTTGACGAACTTGTAGACCTCATCGGTGTGGTGGCCGCCGCTGTCGATTCCCAGGGCGGTGATGCGCAGGCCGACTCCGGACTCATGCAGGTAGACCTTGTCGAGGTATTTGTCCTCCAGTTCCTTCCAAGTGGCGGCCAGCGACGGGGATCCGGGAATGACTTCGTGGATGACGCCCCAGTTTTCTTTCTTCTGCCCCCATGCCTCGACCAGGATTTCAAGGCGGTTCCCCTGGACATCCACGAATGCCGTGACCAGAGACGCAGTCATGGGGATTTCCCACTCCGCGCCCGGTGGGGCGTAGTCCTCGCGGCGGTCATAGAGGGCCTGCTCATCGAGGGTCTCGCCCTCGATGCCGGTCGGCATGGGGAGGGCGCAGTCGTCGCACCAGAATTTCTCGGCATTGGACGGGGCGTCTCCTTCCTTGGCAAAGGGGTCCTGCTGGTAGCGGAGGTAATCGGCGACCACGTCGGAGAAGCGCACGAAGCGGCTATTGAACGCAGGGAGATGCGCGCCGAGTGTCTCCGGATATTCCGGCAGAGGGGCAGGCTCATCATTGCCGCACCTGGGGCACGTGCCATCGCGGAGCTGCTGGTCGTGACAAGTGGCACAAAAACGACGGGGACGCCACCGGCCGGCGCGAACAGCCTGGTCGCGAAGGGTTTCATCCCATCGCTTGGTGCAGGCCTCGCACTCATACCAGGCGTCGCCCGTCATCTCGATCCGCCTGGGGTCGGTAACGCCTTCGGTCCAGCGGAACTGCCCGAAGTGCATGACCTGTTCATGACCGCACAGGGGGCAGGGGATGTGATAATCATAGATGACATGGGAACTGCCCAGATCCTCCCATATCGGACCGTCTTCAATACTGGGTTTTGAAACCTCCAGCATTTTATATTCGAGCCGATAGGTCCGGAAGCGCGCGCGGGCCAGGTTGATAGAGCGCCGGCCGACCAGGTCGGCTTCATCTATGATGAGGAGCCGTATCGGATTAGAGGCGAGGATGGCGTCGGAGCCGGCCCAGCCGAAATAGATGAAGGTCCCGTTCCGCAGCTTGATGCGCGTGGTGGCGGTATCGTCCGGGTTCCTGGACTTGAGCCGGCGCAGCGGCTCGCAGTCTTCGAACATGGGCTGGATACGGTCCAGGGATGCGCGCTGAACAGTGTCTTTTGACGGCATGACGCAGAGGGCCGGGCCGGGGTCGTAATCGGTAATAAATCCAAGGGCGTTGTACTGGAATTCGGTTTTGCCGAGCTGGGAGCCTGCGCAGATGCGGATTTCGCGCACCCAGGGGAGTGAGATCCAGCGCATGGGCTCCTCGAAGTAGGGGGCGTTGGTGTGCCGCCAGAGGCCTGGGACAGAGGAGACGCGGATCTCCCGGAACCGTTCCGCCCAGTCGGCACAGTCCATGGGCTCCTTTTTCCGACAGACCTCCAGCTCTCCCGGGAAGAATTCGAAGTCCCGCAGGGGGGGCTCGGGGAGGTGGGAGAAGGAGGTGTCGAGGTTGTAGGCGAGGTTGGTCATGGGTTATATCCGGGCCAATCTATAGCAACTCTTTACCAATCTATCCATAGCATCGACAAAACCGCAGACGCGCCAGGGCTTGCCGTTTACCTCGATGCGGTAGTTGTTTAACCGCGGCCCGGGGTGGAAGGTGAGAATTTCGGCTTTACCGGTCATGAGGTTTTCGAACGTGATGCGGTACATGTCTGCCGGCGGGTCTGTTATGATTGGTTCGCCGGACTCGGCAAGCAACGCGTGATAGGCGTCCCAACGCGCTTGAGCGGCACGGCTGGCCTTTTCGCTGCGTTTCCTCTTTTCTTCCGCTGAGTTATAACGGCTGTAGCATCTCATGGAAAATTCCTGTTTTGGGATAATGCCTTGTTATGCCCAGAACCCTTCTGGGTAGTTCCTCTTGCTGGAATAGCCGATTGCCTTTGGTGGCGTTACGCTTTGACCTACTCCGCACTGCTTGCAGACAAAGGATTTAACGGGCTGGTCGAAGTAGTGCCGTTTCCCGCAACAAGCGCAATCGGCCTCTTTTATTTCCTTCTCCTTCTTCCTCATCATAACAATCACACCTCGGCATTTTCGACCACCTTGCAATCTCCGCACTTGTCGCACTCTATAGCCCCGCATGGAGCGAATTCCGTTTCTTGGCAGTTGATGCCCCCGCACTGTCGGCATTGTGTGTGAGTCAGCGCCGTAAGCGGTCCCATCCAGATGACCTCCCCGCCGCAGTGTTTGCATACCATGTCAACTCCTCCCCGCTGGCTACCCGGAATGAGATAACCAGCATTTTGAGCGTCCAGGGCCGCTCAAAATGCAGCCCGTTATGGTGCTACCAGTTGTTCGTTCCAGATGTCCATTGCCGCACGGACCGCCCATTCTTCCATACCCCACACGGTTTCAACGTGGTCCATGAAAGTTCCAGGGAAATAGTTTTCGCACCGCTTACAGGCAATGAACACCCCGAAACAGTCTTCAGCGCAACGGTCAGACACCGCCTGCAACTGGTCCCGACCCTCGCACTTTGGGCATGGAGTTAGTAACGCCTGCGCCTCTTTGCTCAACATTCGTTCTGCCATCGTCTTCCGCTCCGATCAGCAGCGCACCATAACCAAACATTGGAAGGCGGCTGCGCTTCGCTTGCGCTTCAATTCAAACCGTTATATAACTTCTTCAACCTTCACAATCTCCCCCCACATACGGCACTTCGGACAAACAACCGCGGCGTGAGGGTACTTCCGAATCAACCCGCCGGAACCGGTCGGGTCCGGTTGTCCGGCCTTTGTGTTCGGCTTTCTCTCCACTGTAAAGTTTCCGTGTCTGCTGCAGTTGCCGGTAATGATTGCGTAGGGTGGTTTCATGACTATCCTCCCCGTGGTCCGCGGCCGACCCCTGGTCGCGTCCTGATGCCTGCCTTTGCCTCCATTCTCGCCAGGGCCAGTATTGTGGGTTTCAGCTCCGGCGACGCTTCCCGATAGCCGTGCAGATTCATGCTCAACAACTCCGGCCGGGTGACCAGCATGAGATTCTCCAATACACAATTAAGTTTGTCGCTGTCGATAAACGCCACGGCGTGACCTTTCGGTACCGGGCCGTGCTCGGTTTCCCACAACCATACGTGCTTGTGTCGGTACCGCGTCGGAGCACCGGTCCAGGGGTTACGCGCCGGTATACTGATTTCTATGAATCCATCTCGGTTTATCCTCTCCGACCAGAGCCGTTTCTTTGTGTGCGGAATATTGCCCTTTTTGAAACTGGTGACGTTCGCGCCCATGTATCCCTTCTTTCTCAGGTTCCACGGCGTTTGACCCTTCTCAAAACGCCCCGTCCTTCCGGATGTTATTCCCCGGTTATGGACAAATGTCTTGATCTGCTGCTGGGTCCGGTCCAGGTGGAAGCGGTCATTGAATACCGCGGTCAGGTCCGCTACGCTCCGCCCGGTGTAATTCTCCGTCAAAAACGCCGCCTGTTCCTTTGTGTAGAGGCGGCAGGGCTTAATCCGCTCTTTCGGTTTTCGACCGCAGGTGATTTTGTGGTTTTTGATGGTGGACCGGAGTTTTTTTGCAGTGGCGTCGGTACCGAATCGGGCGTTGAATGCCGGCGCCAAGTCGGAGATCGGCATAGTCGCGTAAGCCGCGCGGATGAAATCCAGTTGTTCCGGAGAATACCGCAACCTCATTCCGCCGCCTCCGCTATGCCTATCATCTTCGGGGCCGACTTGATGAGCCCTTCATTGATAGCCTTGTGCGCATCGAGCGCCAGTTTGGCGTTATCGATGATATTTCGGGCAATGACCCCGATGGCCCGCGATCGTTCGATTTCTTCATTAAGCTTGTCTCCGGCTGTCTCTTCATCCGACAGCCGTTCCAGTTGGGCAAACAGGTGGTTGTTCAGGTCTATCAGTTTGTTTTTCATTGCTACCTCCATTAAAGGTACCCTGGTACCTCAATAATCCGTATCTTTCCAGGCATCACGAACCCGCTCGACAGCACCTTCGGCGGGTCCATCTTTCGCTCAATCGCCCGCCGGCATCCCGGGCACTGATAGATATTTTTCGGCAGAGTCCCATAAACCGGGGCCTCACAGAACGCATCCAGGGAGAAAATATCCCCACAGAATCCGCATGACAGGGTGACTTCCATACCTACTCCTCATCCACCCGAATCGGGCGTGCATACCGGTCCATGGCCTCATCGATGATCCGGACCCCGTAACCAATCAGGAGCGCCGCCTTCTGGGGATCCCCGTCTACCATACGGATAATCTCCACCGCGCCGGCTCGAAATATGTTCTTCAAGTCGCTCTTGAGGTAGATGATCCGCTTCGCGAACTGTATCTCCACCTCGCTTTTCTTGATGAGCTCGCCCGTGGACTCCTTGAGCTTCATCTCCCGCTGCAGACGGTCCGCGCGAATCCGGCCAATCTCTTCGAGTATCTTCTGTTCCTGGAGGGATGAACCGCCGGCGGTTACGCCCGAAGTGCCGTCTTGTTTATGCAGCTCCCGGCGGGCGTAATCCAGCACGTCCCCCATGAGGATGGTTCCGGCGGGCTGGGCAACAAGCAGGCCCTGGTTGAAATCGTCATAGAGCTTTGTCTTGCCTATTTTCCAGTGCTCCCCCTCCAGGTACTCCAGGACTTCAAGCACTCCTTTAAAGATCCGCTCACCCGGTTCCGGCTCGGTGAGGGCCTTGAGGAAATCAGCGAGATCCTTCTCTTTCGCCGCATAGGCCTTGCGGTTGGTTATGGTGGGTCTGCGCACGGCGAGCTCATACGCCGCGTCTTTTTCCGCGCGCAGCCGGGCCTCTTCCCGGGCGATGTCCGATTCGAACTGATCGGTTATCGTGGAACCGGTGGCGACCAATTAACGAATTCCCCTTACCGGTCTATCCTGTTTAATGACCTTACCGCTCCCGTTGCAGTTGTAACAGGGGTACTCCAGCCACCCTTCAGTTGGGTGCTGGTGGCCGCGCTTGCCGCTTCCCTTGCATATTGGACACGTTACCTTTTCCATGCAGCCTCCTCTTGTTTACGCTGTAAACTCCACACGTCCATTCCGGATGATGAGCACGACGGCGTTTTTTGTGATGAGCGGATCGGTCCGGCGGTCGTAACCGTGGAGCTCCAGCGCGCGCAGCTCATCTTCGCCGATAAAAACGGCCTCGGGGATCTCCGGCCAGCGGGGATAGAGCCGGATTGCACCGTTGAGGCGAAACTCGCCGTTACGGAGAGCCCTGATTTGCTGCTGAATTATCGCCTCTACTTTCGGGCTGATGCTTGCTATGACTAATCCCACGGGTCACCTCATCCCATGTCCGGCAGAAATTTCCAGGTGCCGTACATTTTCGTCATGACTTCCCTGACCTCTTCCCGGGTAACTTCACGCGCGCCGAACCGGACGGCCTTGATTCTCATGTTTTCGGTTACATCGTAATGCGGCAGGATGGAGCCTGCCTGGTACCAGCTCCGCCGCAATCCGAGGGAGGCAGCGAAACGGTGGAGCGATTCAAGAGCCTCGGGATTGCGCGGCTCATCGGTAAAAAGGTGACACCACCTGGAATAGATTTTCCCGACTTGGGCTGGGATGAAAGCACTGTCGATACAGATATCCGCCATGTTGCCTCCTTACACCCGCATGGGCATCAGCACTTCGAGCCGCTCATCCCATTGCCCGAAATTCGCGGGCAGAATCACGAGAGGGTTGAGCTCGCTCTTGTATTTGATAACGATGTCTCCGTCACCCAGGGAGATGAGCGCATCCAGAAGATAACGTGCATTGAGCCGCACCTGCAGCGCGTCGCCCCGTTGGTTGCACTGGATGCTGTCGATGGCCTCATCTCCGGACTCGTTTTGCGCACGCAGAAAGATCGCTCCATCGAGAATCTCCAGAATTATTCCGCTGTTCCTCGACATGAGCTTGACTCGGTTTACAGCGTCAACAAGAGCGGAGCCGCTACAGGTTGTATGGAATTCATAGCCGGTGGGGATGGCACGCCGGTAGTCCGGGTAATGTCCCTCGATGAGGCGGAGAGAGAGGAGCGTGCCACCCTGGACGGCGGCCATATTATTGTCGCCGAGGTGGACCGTTAGAGGTTCCAGTGGCAGCTTACGGAGCTCTTCCAAGCCTTTACGCGGGATAATGACGGCGTTGACGATAGTGATGCTGGGGATCCGCTTGCCTGCCAATGACAGGCGGTGTCCATCGGTGCTGCAGGCAACAAGAGCTTCATCTTCGATTTTGAAGAGCATGCCGCAGAGCGTGTGTTTTGTCTCGTCGCTGCATACGGCATGGAGGCAGGCGTTGATGAACGTCTGCAGGTCGTCAGGATGTAGTGAAAAAGAATTTTCCGGCCGGGTGGAAGGGTCGGGAATAGCTGGGAAATCATTGGACGATTCGCAGACCAGCTTGAACAGGGACTCTCCGGCGGAGATTTCCAGCCGTCCTTTATCGAGCAGCCGGAGGGAGACCCTATCGGTGGGGACTGAGTCGATGCAATTCTTCAGCTTACCGGCGGACACAACAACCGAGCCGGTTTTGTCGACAGCGATCCCCTCGCTCCCGGCAATCTTGATAGACACTTCAAGGTCAGTTGCGGAAAAAGTCAACGTTTCCGGAGCGGCTTCGAGGAGTAAGCACGAGAGCACCGGAATGGTGGATTTGTTTTTCGTTACCCCGATAACCCGGCCTAGCAGTTTCGAGAAAACAGAGCGATCAGCAGACAATAACATCAAGACCCCCCTCCCCCCGCGCCGCGCGGCCCCTATCCCCTATGGTGTGTGTGGACATCCGCTGCCCATGAGTAAGCCGGTCACGCCAGTCCCGGACCGTGCTCTCGTTGATGCCGAGCCGCTTGGAGACTTCACGGACCGGCAGGCCGGCGCCGAGCAAGAACGCCAGGAGATATATCTCCCGATAGTCGAGCGACGTGCCTGCCAGAATCGTCCCGGTGTGGGCGTCGAAGTATCGGCCGCATTTATTGCAGCGTAACCGGCCCCGGCGCCAGAACGTCTCTTGGCGGCGCTCATCTCCGATGACCTGGTCACAGTGAGGGCAGCCGGCCAGGCTGCCATGGATGTGTTGCAATACCCAGGAGCGGCACCAGTCCGCGTCCAGGGCATCAGTCGAGAATTCCCGGATCGCCCGAACCGTCATGGAGGTTGTATTTTCAACCGATTGCGTCATTTTCCGTCCCTTCCGAAATTCCGGAACCTGATAATTTTGAATCATGAGCGAAACTTGCGCGCTCGCTCGCCCGCAAGGGGTACCCCCACCGGGAAGGACCCGCGATTGACCCGGCCTCATCGGTCATCCTTCGACAGGTAATACTCCAGCTCGTGCCAGAACTGCTTCTCCAGCTCGACATCCACCTTTGCAATCACTGCGTCATTGATGGCCGCCTTCTCGAACATGGAGGCAATGGATATCGAGCTCTTCACCCTGACCGGATACCGCTTCTTCCCTACCCTGGTGAGAATGCCGAGATGCCCACTCTTGAAGCGTTGCATGAATGCGTTCTTCAACCTGGTACGCTTGCCCTTAATAACCTCGACCTCAACGCCCTGGAACTTCGATATACGTTTGCGCTTGGTAGCACCCTTGCGGGTTATGACAGTTGATCCAGCGAACTGCTTGGCATTGAAATACGATAAGGAAACAGACTTACCTCCAATCGTGAGCCCCGCTTCCGCGATCCCGGCGCGGGCAGTAACCACGGCAAGGCGCTCATCAAGAGTCTTTTTCGATACGCCGTATATCTTTCGAATCTCGCCGCTAGTCATACTCCTTGCTGTCTTGATGACCTTGTTGAGCGTACTCCTGATAGCGGCCTTGACAGCGCCCTTAGTCTCATCAGTCGCGGCCTTCATCGCCTTCTCGAATCCCGTGCACGTAATCACCACCATCAGAGCAGCACCTCCTTTACCCTTACAACCAGGCGGGTAATCTCCTCACAGAAGACGCCCATGGCAGCCGGTTCCGCATCCCTGGCCCGACAGAAGTCCACATAGTCCAGATACAGCGCATCCGAATTCTGGAACTGCCCCAGGGTGTCGAGCATCCGTGAGAAGAACGCGGCCAGCAAATCCGCCCCCAGACCTGAAACCTTTTCATCACACATGCCGCCTCCCCTTTCCTGTCCCGGATTGTCCCGGATGTGTCCCGGATACAATCACCATCCGGGACAAGAAAACCTTTCAAAATCAATTACTTTTTCTTTTGTCCCGGATGTCCCGGATAAATATTGCTTTTATAAAGAAAAAAACTGCTTTCAGGTTTTTGTAAAATAGCCTGAAACATTCCCGCGCGTGCGCGCATATGCATTATTATGAAACTATCTGGGATATCCGGGACAAGACTTAAAATTATTTATAACTACCTGATATTGCTTTTGTTTTCTTGTCCCGGATTCTGTCCCGGATGTGTCCCGGATAACCTCCATCCGGGACAGAATTATTAATAATAACCAATAATCAAGACCCCTCATTATTATGGGGGACCCGGCCGGTGGAGGGGGAAGGGGAGGAGGAAGCGGCCGCCTCATCCCTCAACACCCGTGCCGCCTCCTCGGAGTCGGCGAGAGTCAAACCCATATAACATTTGTCGCGATCGGCCGTGAGAAGCCGGCCGTCCGCGAGACTGGGAAGCACGATACGCAGCTCGCGCCCGAAGTGCACCCTGGACCCTGAAGTGAAACCCCACTCAGTGCAGAATTTACAGTACGCCTTGTAGGCCACATCCTTCGCGAGCCGCAGTTCCCCATTGAGAGGGCGATAGAGCAGCTTCTCCTCGAAGAAAATGAGCACCGGGTTGTTGGTCCGCTTGTACTCCATCAGTGCCTCTGCGCTGTCCGCCGACTCCGTGAAATCCTGCTGCCTCCAGAGCCGTTCCAGGCCGTCCAGCGCCCAGCCGAACACCCAGTCCAGCTCCTTGGCCAGCTTCTCCTTCAGGAACAAATCCCGGTCTTCCTTGCGCAGGAACTGGCGCTTAAACTTCACCACCAGCAACCGCCGGAAAAAGCCGTCCGTATTGTCCAGGGCCTTGGGATACCGGTTCGCCGCAAAGGCCATCTTGCCCCAGAAACGGAACTCGAAGAAATCGCGGTGCTTGAACGACGCTGAAACCATATCCCCGGTCACCAGACGCTTGAACCAGTCCGAATGGAACGCCCCGCTGTCAAACTCAGCGGACACGTTCAGGGCCTTGTTGTAGAGGCTCGCCCGATAAAACTCCTTTTCAAGGTCGGACATGGAGACCGCCGAGCAGTTCTCCTCGCCTATCAGAGCCTGCAGCACGTCCAGGAGCGTGGATTTGCCGTCGCTTCCCGGGCCAATCATCAGCAGACACTTGGCAAAACGAGTCTCCCGGGTGAGACACAACCCGAAAAATTCCTGAATCTGCATGATGGTCTCACGCACCTGAATGGTCTCACGCAGAAACTGTATCCATCGCTCGCATCGGTATATGCGGCCGCGGCCCCAGCACAAATCACAGTCGACGTGCCCCGGTGTCCCTTTGCAATCAGGGCACTCCGGGTCCTCGTCATTCGGGTCAAACGAAACTCCCAACTGGTATGTCGAGCAGTAATCCCGCGCATGCGGCACCATCTCGCCCGTCTCCAGGTTCAGCATCCCGTTCTTCAGACAAACCCATTCAGGCTTATCATTGAACTTGCGGCCGTGCTCCAGGGACGACAGGTTCAGGATGATGCTCGTCGCGTCATTGACATAGTTCGTCTTGGCTTCTTTCTCCAGCATCCTGGTCGTGGCCGAACGAATATGCTGAATCTCGTACTCCTCGTAATGGCGGCTGTTCCACAGGAAAGGTTTTTGCGTGGTCGGGTCCGTCACTATCTCGTGGTCCTTCAGGAACGCCTCAGCCAACAGCACTGGCTTGAACGTCGTGCCCCGGGCGCCGCCGAAGAACCGGGCCGCGCCGCCTATCTCCGCGTCATCGCCCTTTGGCCTGGCAAACGACCTTGCCGAGGGTAGCAGGTCCCGCAGGTCCCGGACCGACTTGCCGTACTTGGTGATAAAATCGGTCAGGTCCTCGCCGTGATCCTGCGGGTACTCCTCGCCGGCAGACATCACGAACGGGGTGAAATCGCTCTTGCCGTCATGCTTGGGCGCCGGGTTATCCAGGTACATGAACCTGGGCCACATCACCACCCGGACGCTCTCAGCCTCCCGGGAAAGCAGCACGGCCCCTTTCTCCGCGCCGGCCAGGCCGGTCTTGTCCGCGTCATAGCAGAAAATCACATCCCGACCTCGGAAATGCCTGTTCCACTCCTTCTTGTGAATTTTCGCACCCGACGTCTTCGTCATCGCGTTCAGACCCTGGGATATCGCGCAAATCCAGTCCGGCTCGCCCTCGCAGTACCATAAGGGGCCGGTACCCCAAGAGGAGGGGGAAGGCAGGAGTCGGGCCGAACCATAGCCCTGGCCCCAGGAACAAATCTTCGGATACCCTTCCCGGGTGCCGAACGGCGAATACAGGCGAATGTTCCGGAGGATGCCGTCCTCATCCCGGACAGGGATGGCGACGCGCTTCTCACCGAACGGGAGGCGGCGCAGCTTGGCATGCTCCTTTGTATGCACATACATCCGCAGGCCTGCGCGCTCGATGCCCTCCTTGGTCCAGGACCGGCGCTTCACCAGCTCCTCGATAATATCGTCCGGCAATGGCGGAAATTCAGCCCAGACCTCTTCCGGGATGGACGGCTCCTCCTTGGGCTTCTCAGGCTCCTTTGCCGGCGCACTCTCCACCGGTATCCGCGCCTGGGTCCACCCCGACTCGTCAATCACGTCGCCCGACGGAACATCCCCTTTTTTCGGCTTCGCAGATTGCCCCTTGACGGGTTTTTTCGTGCCTGCCTTGCTCCTGGTATTCAGCCCGAACGCCTCACAAAAGGCCTTGAACCCGCCTTCCTTGCGGTCCCGGCCTTCCTTGTGACACCAGAGGTCAATCAGGTCGCCGGTCGCACTGCATCCCTGGCAGCCGTAAACGTCCTTGACATAGTTGTATGAAAATGAAGGATTGCCGTCCTCGTGGAACGGGCAAAGACCATGCAGCTCATTGCGGCCCTCGTAATGCTGCTTGACCACATAAAGGCCCTGGGCGATATCCTGCCGCTGGCCTTGGTCCAGGTGCTCCTGGCAAAATGTCTGTCGCGTCCGTTCCGCCATCTATAGCAGCCGTCCCTGCGGGTCCTTGATTGCCGCATCGAGCAGCACCAGGAGCCGGCGATATTCCGTCTCCCATGCGCATACCGCCCTGTCCACGGCCTCCAGGGTGCCGGGATTATTACATGCGGCATCAGCCCGTTGTCCCAGGGTTTCCACCAGTGTTGCCTTGTCCACCAGCTCCGTCGTCCCGTACTTCCTTGCCAGGTCGCAGAAGCCGATGCCGCCGGCGGATATCAAATATGTCCGAAGGCCCGGCAGCGCCTGATAAGCGGCATTCAGCCGGGCAAGAGAGTCCTTGAAAATGAGGGATTTTTGTGATGCGAGTATGGATGGAATAGCGGCCGGGCGTCCCGTGGATGCGGAACGATGTGGGGGGGCGGGAGGTACCGGCGCAGGCGAGATAGCGCCGATACCCATGAAACGTTTCTTTTGAGCCTCCATACGGACTCCTTCAATTCAGAACATTAGATGGTTACGTTGTCAACAGTCACGGTTAGGTCGGCTCACCATCAAGGATTTCATCCGCGCCGGCCTTTCGTGCCGCCGCGGTTGCATTAACCCGGGATCTCCCGGAAGCCTTCAGGCAACCCGCCAGGCAGAACAAACCCCTTTGCGGGCAGTCCGGGCAGTTCGCCTCCAGGAAACACCATAGACACCAGAAACCGGCCAGCATCACAGCCACAACAGCGAGGAATCCCATTCCAGCCCCCTTAAGATGCGGCACGGGGCGGCGGTGGTCACCGCCCCACGGCGAATGGAGGAAGGTCACCGCCCCACGGCGAATGGAGGAAGGTCGCCGCCCGCACGAAAACTCTTATTTTCGGTAGTCGAGACCTTCCCTGAATTCGATTATCTCAACCGCCAGTTCCCTTGCCTTACCGCGGAGCGCCACAGTCTCGAGCGCGGACAAATACGCGCGCCAGTAGAACACCTGGTCCGGCGTTATCTTTGCCGATGATTCAATACACTGCTTCGCATCCTCAAATGTTCGCTGAACAACCTCGCCTACCATCTCGCCACCTCCACCCCATCATCGAGGCACTGCCTGTCATGGCGGTCCATATCCCCGGCCACGCCCATGGCGAGTAGCAGAAACAGCAACAACAGCCACACGGAAAGAGTTGTTTTCATTTTTCAGCCTCCTCCAGCATCCGCTGTTTGGCCATCATGAACAGCTTGAACACCTTGTCGAGGCGATACTGCTGGGCCGGTGTCAACTGTTCCCAGGACGGTCCCGGGTCCTTGGTTGCCATTGCTTACCCCTCCGTTCCGGTCCTCAGTTCCGGCTTATGGTGGCCGTGAGCTTCGCACTTCGCCTGCTGACGGTTGTATACGGCCCTGATGTCATCAGAAGTGTGCAGGCCCGACAGTACCAGCTGGAACTCAAGGATCTCTATGCCCCGCTTCACATCGACAACCTGCTCCATCTCACGTTCGAAAACCTCTCGGTAATCAGGCATGGAACGGAACTCCTTATCCGAAAACCGCTCGGATAATCTGTCCAGAGCTTCGGCCCCCTCCACCATCTCCTTGCGCAACCGGGCCGCAATAACGGCGGGGTCGGTTCTTATGTTGTTGAGGTCAGGAAAGTACTTGATAAGGATCTGGTTACGAATCGGACAGGTTTCACAGTGGTGGATGAGGACTTCGGGCGCGTCAAGGGCTTCGGAGATACGCATTAAGGTGCGGGAGTCCGGACCGCCCTTGAGCCCGTTGCGCTCGATGATGGACAGATTGCTGCGACTCATACCCACGAGCTCCCCAAGTTCGTCCAGCGTCATGCCCTTCCGCTTACGCGCTGCGGCTACGATTTCTCCTTGTGTCATAATCTCACTTCCTTAAATTTGGTTTAACTCCCTTCCCCGCTCTGTTATGATGCTTTCGCCAAGTCACACCAAGACCAAAGGAGGAAGGGAAGATGAAAGCCAAGAAATTTACCTACGAAGAACACAAATCACATGGCGCTGAACTCAAAATGCTGCATCGTAAGCTTAAGTCTCTACACGGCTGTCTTACCAAAACCTACGGTGAAGCAAGTATGGTAGCTAAAAAATCAAAACTGGCATTAACTGCAATCACAGACTTACAGGACTTGCTTGACGACTTGGTCTTCAGGGAGAATCCAGAACTCAAAGACCATGTAGTTGCTCACTGTTATTATGGTGACTCAGATTGAAAAACCCATTGCCTGATTGCTTCCAGTTCCTCAATTAACTCCATAAGCAATAACGAATTCCTTGGGTTTTCCAAATGGACCTGAAACTGGATTGGTATCATCCGCCGCTGGACACCTACAGACAGATACTCGGGTTTAAGTCCATTGAATTCAAAAATGAAATTTACAAACGGGCTGTAGAGGAAGGGTGGCTTGCCTTTATAGGCAACGGAAATAGAATCACCGTGAATAATTGACTTAAAATGGCAGGCGGCGCGGCCTCTCGACACATCAGGCTCCAGACAATACGCCAGTATCGGTTTGTTGCTGTCACGAACGAGGCGAATCCAGGTGAACACATTATCAAGTTCATGAAACTGCAGTCGAACTACATAATTATCTCCGGTGAGGGCGGCAATCACCTCAACCAGAGTGCTTTTGCCGACGCCGGACCCGCAAAGCAGCAGGGCTTTTTCCACGCGGCCACCAGGTGTGAGATGTACTCTCATAAATTCACGTAGCTGTTCAATCTGCTCAGCGTTGCCAATTGACTCCTCAAGAAACCTCTCCCACCTCGCACACACTTTCATCTCCCCCTCCTTTGTTGAGCCTAATCAAACTGCATCTCATATGATGAGATTTATAATTCTCATAATAAGAAATGTCAACAAAATAATTTCTACTATAACGAGATATTGCTATAAAAAGTGAACAAAAAGTCCGGTCATTCTACCCTAAAACCTAATAATTCTCTTAATTTGAGAATTGTTTGACAACACGAGAAAATCATTTTAAATATGTGACATGAAAATAGTTTTAAAAGAGCTTGGTGGCCGAATAAAGCACCTACGGGGAACTTTGACTCTCGACGAATTTGGGAATCTTGTCGGGGTAAGCCGAAGTATGGTTTCAAAGTACGAAAACGGCGACGCTTGGCCGAAGCCCGAAACACTCAGCAACATCGTTGAATACGGAAAAGTGTCCTACGAATGGCTTTTAACAGGGAAAACGCTACCGGAGTCGCCGCCCATGGTCTCTGATTCGAAGATCGCCTATTTACGCCCGCGGACATCACCAGAAGACACGCTCCCTCCCGGTTACGCAAGGGCCAGCGTCTACTACCTGGCAGGCGGAGGGGTCCCCCAGGAGTTGACTGAATACGACCCCATCAGCTCGATATGCCTTCCGGAGCAATATCTGAAGCCTTCCATAGTTCCCATAAAAATCAGCGGGCGCAGCATGGAGCCTGTCATTTACAACAATGCGTTCGTGGGTGTTGCTACAGAGGAAAAACGGGTTATCAGCGGGGAAATTTATGCGGTGTGGCTGCCGTATGAAGGTGCCGTTGTGAAGCGGCTCTACATGGCCTCGGACAAGGTGATTTTAAAATCGGACAACCCCAGCTTCCCGGACATCGAAATCCCGAAATCTGAAATCGAAGGGGATCACTTTATCCTGGGAAGGGTGAAGTGGGTGCTACAAGAGTTTTGAGGCCCTGGAGGTGAGCAAAAATGAGGGCATTATTTGTCTTGCTTCTCTGTTTAGTGTCATCACCGGTTTTTGCGACCGACTGTCGCTATACTGAATATCCTGATAGGATTGAGGTCGTTTGCGAAGGAGATCA